CCTGAAAACATCGTCAAGGTATGCCGCGTCTGAATCCTGATTCGTTTTATTCGGATTGTGCTGCATGAAATTGTTGCTTCCGGCCATCTCTCCTCCTTATGATGCGTAGCCGTAATCCGGCCCGCCTATATATCCATCATTCTGATCTGCCCCAAAGTAAGGCAGTATGTTGTAAAGATAATTGATTCCCACACCTTCCGGCTTAGGTACGATCATCCCATGTGTTATCAGGTCTTGAACAATCTGCGAAAGTCCCGCGTAAAGCGTGACCGTCATAGTCATGTCCATATTATCGGCCACAAATAGTCTGCCGCCGGGAAAGAGTGTGGCCCAAAGAGTGTTAAGACTGCCGGTCTTCCCATCCCATTGATTGATTGCCGCCTTTGCTATCAAGGCGAGGCGGTAGGCGGCATCCGTCATTATCGGAGAAACGCCGCCCGTGGGATCAAAGGGAAGGGCGCGTTTTCTTCCTATCCACTGCCCGATAATATCAAGCTGGATCCCCTCAGCTTGTGCCACGACTCCGAGAGATTCCCCGGTATCGGTCGTTATGGGATTGCCCCGGTCATCAACGAGAGACGCTTCCAAGAGAGGATTGAGAGCGAAAACCCCGTTCATACTATCGGCGCACCTCCCTATATCCACCCATATCTGAATATTCGCCGCCACCCACGCCTTGAACTTGGCCGCCGTTTGATGCTGCGGCATTATCAGGCTGGTATAATAGGAAAGTTGCCTCATACCGCCGTCACCGTGATTGTCGCCGCCGCGCTCACCGCATTAAAGGCGATGACTATATCTGCCGTAGCCGTAGGTGTAGAAGTTGTTGCAAGGGTCACGGTCTTTATCGTGTAAGCCGGATTATAAAGGTCGGTAATCGACATTGCCACGGCGAAGAGGGCCGATCTTGTAACCGTTTCCCCTATCTGAAGAGAACCGAGATATGCCGTTATTGCCGCAAGAATGAGCGCGGCCATGTCTGCTGTCCACCCTGTAAGGGCGGTGTAGGTTATTGCCACATAAATCCCTGTCGAGGTGGGCCGGGAAAACTTTACGCTCGCCGTTTTCGCGTGAACTGCGTCGAGGGTCAAGACGACTGTCGTGGTTCCATTAAGGCCACACCCCGGCCCCTTGTTGTCATAGATTGCCTGAGCTATCACATTCACGTCGCCGCCTTCGACTACCGCCCATATTGAGTGAGGGCCAAGCCCGTTCGAGTCTGCGGAGTTCGTAAAATTCTCATAAACCTTCGATCTCGTCACGTCCGCTATTTGAGCAATCGCCGCCACTGTTCCGGCAAGAAGGGTATCGGAAGGCAATTCCGTACTTATTGCCTGTCGCGCCCGTAGTTGTGCATCAGTTTCTATGGGCTGCCCAGGAGTGGCGGCGTTCGCATTCGTGACGCTCACCCATCCGGCTGTGGGCGTGAGGATGGATGTCAATGTTCCCGCCGCTGCATTTATGGCGCCTGAATCCTGAGAAGTTGCCGTGACGGTCAAAGAGCCGCCTACAGGTATTGTCAAAGGGGAAGGTAACGCCCATTTATTCCCATTCGCGTCACCCACGATGCCTCCAGTGATTAAAGCATATGCCGTGCCTGTCAATGTTATATCACAAGTTGAAAATGATGCAGGGAGGCGGGTAAGGCCGTTCCATGCTACGCGGGAGGATAGGCCGATATCGGAGGCCCCGGAAGGTGATTGATTCAGGTAGGCTTGCTCAATGGCTTGCATGGCGTCGTAAGCGGCCAAGGCCCGAAGTGAAATATCTTCATATTCCTGAGAATCAGGTTCAAGGTAAGAATCAGCCCCGAAGATGCCCGTGGCCTGTCCGATCAGAAAATCTCGTATGTCGGCAAATAGAGGATAATGGTACCCGGTGGCGTCAAAATATGGGCTAAAGTACACGATTTTCTCCTTGTAAATTCAAGTAAATTGAGTTATCATATACACACAAAGGAGGTATCCCATGATGGAACGTTTTCAACATATCAATCAATTTGGAAGACTGGCAAAATATGTTAAGTTTAATAATAACACATACTTTGAATATGGTAAAGGATATTATATGAAAACAAGCACTCCACATACTTTTTTGCATCACGACATATGGAGGAGTTATGGAAACGATATTCCAAAGGGCTATGAGCTTCACCACAAAGACGGTGATAGCCGAAATGATGTCATTGAAAACTATGAATTGTTGACTAAAAGCCAGCATACTAAACTCCATTATCAAACACGAGTTTTACGTTCGTTTGTCTGTGAACAATGCAATGATAGCTTTTACACAAAAGCTTTATGGACTCGTTTCTGTCCGGTTTGCGCTCTAAAACGGACAAACAAAAGAGCGCGAGTATACTATGAACAACATAAAATACAATGCCAACAAGCGCAAACAAAAAGATATCATTCTGACAAAAACCTAAAATCAGGAATTTGTTTCTATTGCGGTAATGTTTTCTTTTCAAGAACGATGCATATAAATCAATGCTGCGGGCATTCTTGCGCCATGAAGTATCGAGCGTCATTGAAACCCAGATCGTGTTCAATAATCGGTTGCATGAACAAGTTTTACGCAAAAGGGTATTGTAAAAATCATTATAGAATAATCTTACACCATCGATAATATTTATCATTGGTTTGACCCTATGGGATAATTTACCATAGTCTGTCCGTAAATGGTGCTCACCACGCAAGACATTTGATATTGTCTCTCAATTATCTGCGAGGTCAAAGACTGAATCCCCGTGACAAAATCAAGCCGTTTTATCCAATCGGACAGAAGAAGGTCCACCTTATTCTGCTGCGCCCCGTGGGTAAGGATAGATTGAAACATGGGCAGGCCCACGCCTTGCTGTTCCCACCATTCGTTGAATAGCCATTTGATATGCGTTGAAATGGCCTGCGCGGCTGCGGCTTGATCGATAAGGAAATCAGCGTTGCCGTGGCCGTAGGACATGTCGCCATCAATAAGCCTTCGATATTTCATAAGCCCTTCACCTTCGCCGTCAGGTAGGTATCATCCATAGGAGTATTTGGAACCCCCGTTGCCCTGGTATCTCCTGAAGGATTGTCCGTATAATTATGCGTGTGAAAATTGTATAAGGTCTTGAATACCGCCATTACGAAGGACTGAAGCCCGCTCCATGCTCCGCTCAGTCCTATTTGTGGACAAATGATAGCGCACGCGGTAGAGGCGTTTACCTTCACCGTGGGCGCGGTAACATCAACTTCGGTGTCGCTTTCTATGACGGCCTTCGCCACTCCATTCAGGGTTGCTTGTTGTGTAGCCGTGGCGGTGATATTCTCCGTGGCCGTGGCAACGATGCTTTTTGCGGATTGAATGTTCACGTTATCCGGCGCGATTATGTTGATAACTTGGCCTTTCACCTCAAGGTAGGTATCCCCCACATCATTCCTCAGTTGCACCGAATCCGTGGAATACCCGCTCAATACTCGCGGTTGGCTCCATGCGCCCATGACTGCGAATCCATCGGACAGGTCATGCCGCCGCTTATCAATCTGCATCTGGACCCCTGAAGACTGCCACCATCCATCTATGCACTGATCGCCGAATACAATTAAACACTCGTCACCGGGGGCCACGGGGAGAGAGAGGACGTAACCCCCGGCACGAGGCACTACTATTGGTACATCCGGAAGAGGAGGGAGAGATTGCCATGTTGCTTTGCCATCGAGGATAACCCGCTCTTTGATCGCGGGCTGTACTACAACGGTCTGCTTTACCGCATCGAAGGATACGACAGTACCAGGCATGGAGCAATGGACGGCCTGTATCGCCGCGTTCTTCACCCGGTTAAGGAGTTCGCCTTGCGCCGGGGTTCTTTCTGGTATTGTTATCATCGTGGGAAATATCCAAATAGTTGTGAAACCTTGCCCGACAGGTTTATTCCCGTCACATCACAATACCAATCATTGCCGCGTGAATCTCCGATGTAGCTCACGCCCACTATTTTATATTGTCCGTCCCGCGCAAGAACTGCCGGAGGCTTAACGCCCGGCGTGATCTTCATTTGCTTGATAATGACGCTCTCGTCAATCTTTACTACTGTCATGGGCGCGGTGATCGCGATAGACGGGTTCATCAGGCAGCGGAAACTGACCCCAAATTCTGTCTGCTGCGGGGTTCCTATCAGTCCATTTTCGGGACCTATGACCACTGCATCGGCTGCCGTGGGAGCATCGTCTACTCCCACTAAATTCCATTTACCACCGCTGAAATAATGAAAGACCCCGCTGTCTTCTGCGATTCGATTCATGTAGTCGTCTGCATCACCAAAAAATACCTTACCAGCCGGAAAGGTTTTATCGCTCACGCTATCACTGACATAGCCTACTTCAAAGCCCTTGTGCGCCGATGCTGCCATCTTCGCAATGACTGACCGGTAATCGTATCCGGCTGCCACGGCGAAGTTCACGAAGTTCTGTTCCATTACCCCGAGTCCATCCCTGCAATTCAGGGTCACCTTGAAATCAACTACGTTCTCCCGGTCGATTGTAGGTTGAAAGACCTGTCCCTTGAATATCCGGCCATAGGGCTGATGCTGGTATCCGGCCTCTATAGTGACTTCGGCCCCCTGAGTGAGCATCACGCCTTCGGTTTCGGGGTTGAGGTTGTACATGGTGAGCAAGGCCCAAAAACCGTCTTTCAGCATGTAATTGTCAACGCGGAATTGTACCTTGAGGGGCTCGGTCCCATCTTCAGATGAAAGGATAAATTGACGGCCATTGAGTGCGTTAATGGTGATCTTCCATTTCCTGTCGAAGTATTTACGGTCGCTCATGTTGCACCTTGACAAACCATAAAAAGTCGTTTAAACTGTAGATATCCCAATAAAGAAGGAGGATAAATGTCGAAAAAATCTATTTTTTTACAAGAACTTCCGCATACCGGCTTTCTCAGATTAGAACAAGTATTGCGATTCTTCCCGGTATCAAAAAGCACATGGTGGACCGGGATAAAAAAGGGCAGGTTTCCGAAGGGCGTCAAGCTTTCCCCCCGGACGACCGCATGGAGGGCTGAAGACATATGGCGGCTAATTGAGCAACTATAAGATGGTCGGGGGACAATGTGTTTGCGGCGTTTATCCATTGTCCCCCCATATCAGAACAAATCCGCTGCCCAGGTTCGTATTATCCGGGCTGTCCTGTGTGGACCCCATATTTACAAGCCATGCGCTGCCTATCCCGAGATATCCGTACTGTCTTAAGATATTCCCCGCCGGATAATTGCCACAAAGGAGCGGGACGTTTGCCACAATCGCTATGCCCGTGGAAGGGTCCGAGATCCCCATCACCCAAAAGCCGCCTGCCTCATTGTACCGGAAGGACAGGCCCAGGCTGATATTCTGCCCGTTCACGTTCACCATGACGGTCATGGACTGATTGGGCGCATTATCGAGAGGGATTATTTGATCGGCCATTAATCGGTTGCTCCCAATACCAGCATGTTCTTTTTGTTCAACATAGAGGCAGAAGGTTCATAGGGCTGTAAGGTCCCTTTCTCCGTTTTATCAGTCGTATCCTTTCTCGTGCTGACGGTTTTCTCCGAGATGGTGGAAAAGATAAATTCTTCAAGCATCACGGTGCAGCGCATCCCGTTTGCTGTCTTGTACTCCGCTATGCCATTGTTCGCCATGATACCCATATTCCGGTAGGTATTCAGGCGAGTAGTCACGTCAAGAAGCTTCCCTTGCTTCTGCAACCTCTTTAATGTCTGGAAGGCGTTTACGCTTCGGCTGCCCGAGCTTCCCGCTTCCCATTGGCCGGGGTAAAACGAGTCCATTACGTCGGACATGGCGATATCGAGAACCAGCCTGTCGGGGAGATTGTACCGGTGATCGGTTATGGCCGTTCCAGTCTGGGCAGGATGTTCTGTTTTGCGGGAAGTCATGGAATGTTCTTCCCTGATAATGGCATCGAAGAAATACCCCTGGTCGGTTCCGGCTGCATAATCCGAGCCGCCGAAGTCCTTCTCAACAATGCAAGGCTTGATCAAAATAAGCTCTTGCATGTCGCCCTGATATTCACCCCACTGTGAAGGCCGGTATCCGCTCATTGGATGGACCCCGTAATTTCTCTAATCCGGCGGGCGACTTCATAGCCTATTTCAGAGGCGGGTGCGTCGGTTTTTGTGTTAACAATCACATCGCCTATCGTAATTGATGTATAAGCGCGTCCCGTGGTCCCTTTGATGTAGTCGGACACTCTTGTATTGTTCGCATCCATAAAATTCAAAACGGAATTATCCCCGGCAGCGAGCCTTTGAGCCCGTCCTGGTCCCGCGAACCATGCCGTTGCTGCAAGCTGATCGTTCCCGCCGAATTGTTTCATGTATTGATTCCACTTCGCCTGTGCAACGAGTTCTTGATTCTCCGGCGTCATTGCGGCATTAGCGGGCAACCCCGCTTCACGCGCCCACGATGGCCAGTTAGATGGCATGATCTGATATTTCCCGGCTGCTCCGGTAATTGGATTGGTTTCACCATATTTGTTACCGGATTCGTAAACTCCAATACCACCAAGACCTTTTTTTCGACGTTCCTCTTTTGTAGTTGGTGCTACCATATCTATTCCAGCGTTTGGCTTCATAGCACGAGGCAACATAGACGTCCCGGATTCCTTAAAGTCTTTCCAGTTTTGACCAAGTTCCTTGCCTATGTCGGTAAAAGATTTTTCTGGATGCCTTACCTTGAGAAGCGTCAAAGATGATTTTGCGAGAAAAAACATTGCCTCTGTCATTCCCACTATTGCCGCCGTACTCCATTCTATACGCTCTCCAAACGTGACTGATCCGTCCCCAAACTCTCTAAAAAAAAGGCCTATGGCTTTAGTTGCATCGTTTACTACGACAGAAAGGCCTATATAAATAGGCTTCAAATCATAGAGAAAGTTAGCGACCTTAGTTGACCATTCTGGGGTTTTCATTAAAAATATTTCATTTATTTCTTCAAGCCATGTCTTCCCATCCTTCAAGCTTCTGCCAAACTTTTCCGCTATGGTATTCGCCAAGATCTGCATTCCGTAGACGCCCGTTACTTGCATCTTGGTAAACTCTTGCCGGATATCCCTTATAAATTTCATGTTCCCGGCATACCCTTTGCCGAGGTTCTTATCGAGCCGGTCCTGCCACTTCATCAGGTCTTCGTATCGGCCCCTTAATTCAGGGTTCCATATAATGTCTTCGATGGAATAACCGAGCGCGTCCGTGGCGATCTTCATGCGCTTGGCGGCTGTTTCGCTCATGAACATATGCATGGCAAAGAGTTTGTAGCCAAGGTCGGCCTTACTTACCGAATCAAGAAGGCCCACGGTAGAGGCCGCGATAGTCCCGAGGGCGGTAACGGCCCCGGCTGCGCTCCACTTAAAGGCTGATTCCCATGAATGAGAAGCACCCTGGACGGACTTTGTGGCGTTGGCAAGAGTATTCTGGAAGGCCCGGAATTGCGCCGCGTTGGTAGAAAACCCGAGCTTTACAAGGTAATCCTTGAGGGTATCTATCTCACTCATCGGCCCCGCCTTGCCTCATCGTATTCCGCTTGTCTTCTTTGATTCTCGTTTCGGACAATTCGCATCTCCCACCAGTCGGCCAAATCGTCAAGAGTATATTTTCCGTCGCTTACTTCATGCTGTTTCCAATCCCCGGCCATAACGGGCGCATAGGCGTATTCATCTACGTTGACGCATTGACAGGGAACAAACCCGTTATTATTTCCCCTAATTCCTTCAATGCGTCTACGCCGAAAAAATCTTGCAACTGGAATGCCAAGGAGGCCAGGGCGAGGCTGTAAATCATTTCCGCGTCCGGTTCCGGAGTGATCGCCCACCTTCCATCAACCATCATGATCGGCAATGGTTTGCCGTCCGGGCCAATTTGAGATACGGCAAGGAGGCAGGTCTTTTGAATAGCCGCCGCGTCCTCATCACTCAAGGCCCCGAAG